TCATTTTAAATTCTCTACTTTTCTTAAGTGGGACGTATTTGGGACGCAAGTGCCAAAAATACTGTCTATTTGCTTTGCGTGTTCAGTTAAATGATTAGGCGCTAGGTGAGCATACCTTCTAACCATATCAACTGATTCCCATCCGCCCATTTCTTGTAATACTGAAAGCGGAACTCCGGACTGAATTAACCAGCTCGCCCATGTGTGGCGCAGATCATGAAAGCGGAAGTTTTCTATTCCTGCTCTTTTTAACGCTGCTCTCCATGCTGTGTTAGAATCAACTCGCATTTTTCTAACGCTTGGCGTTAATGTTCCGTCTGGTCTCTTCTTTGATTCAGTATGAACAAATACCCACTTGTGATGGTTTCCTATTTGCTCCTTAAGAACCTGACAAGCAGTGTCATTTAAAGCAACACCAATTGCTTGGCCTGATTTGCTATCCTCTGGGTTTATCCATGCAACTTTCCTTTGCATATCAATTTGACTCCACTCTAAATTGATAATATTGGATCGCCTTAATCCAGTGGCCAATGCAAATGTAACTACGGATTTCAGTGGTTCAGGGCATTCTTGAATCAGTCTTTTAGCTTCATGATGCTCTAACCACCGAACCCGCTTTTCTCTGATTGTTGGAACTTTGATAACGGGAGATTTTTCTAACCATTTCCAGTCACGTTCAGCAGCTCTTAACAGAGATTTCATGATGGCGAGATGCTTTGCTTTGGTTGCGTTACTGACAGGGACATCAGTAAATGCGGGGATTTCCTTTCCCTTTCTTTTAGCTGATTCCACTTGTTTTTCCCATCTCTCCCTAGCTTTTCTGTTTACCATCTTATTGATAACGGAATATATTTTTGCTTCTGTAATATCCTTAAGTCGGTAACCTTCAAAGTGATCTAACCAAAAAGAAAGCCGACCTTTATCGTCATCCAGTGATTTTTTGTCTGCTTTCTCTTCAATCCATCGAACTATAGCCTCTTCGAAAGTAACATCAGGAAAGTCACCAAGACGTTCTATGCGCCATAACTCGACCTTTCTTGTGTCGTGCAACTCCTGCGCGAGCTTCTTGTCCTCTGTGCCAAGAGATTCCTTGATTCTTTTACCGCTTGGCGTCGTGTAGTTTCCGTACCATATTTTACCTCTTCTGAATAAAGACATGATTTTCCCTCTCGTGTCTCACCAGCGTTCACTGGTATATTGTGAATTGATTTATTAGCTGCCGCAATACACGCGGCTCTCGTAAATAGGTATGGCGAGTTTTTCTTTGATGGATCCTTTCTTGTGTATGCAATCAATCCTAGCTTGCACCAACGAGAGAGTGTGTCTTCTGATATACCAATATATGCGGCAGCTTCTTTTCTTGGCATGGTCATCCCTTCCATTTTACCCTCCTATCCATTCTTCCTTTTATACTGTTCATGATCATCACCGCAATCTTTACTGCAGCATGCGCTATTAGGTGCGACTGGTTCTTCGTGACACCAGATACACATTCCGTTATATGATTTAATTGCTATCTTGCGATTTGATAATGACACTTGAATATATAATTCGTTTGTTTCATTTGCTGAGTCGATAATGTCCATAATTACGCTTGTCCTGTTTCAATTAAATAAATTAGTAAACATAGTGCTATTAACCCTGAGAATTCAGTAAATGTCATAATTCACCTATGCTATTTTCCATTCATTTAATATTTTATTGCCAATATTTAATAAATAATTTCTATTTACAGTATTAATTATTCTACGAGGAGTTATATAAGGTCGCCATATTAAAAACATAGAACCTTTATTATTTCCGCTAACTGGCTTTTTTGTTTCTGCATTAATAAAAGATATTCGACCTCCCGTAATTAATCTTACTTCATCAACTGTTTCTAATGCTGATTCATACCAACCCACAGAAGTATCAGAAGGAACTAACATAACAACAGGCTGTAATTGCTTTTTACATTGCTCAGCGGCTTTATTTACCCATGGCTGAATATCTGAATAGGGCGGATTCACCCAAATAGCCCCGTAGCTTTCCCAATCGCAATTTAACGAGTCGTCTTTTTCGGTGAGGCAATGAGAACAGAGAGCATTATTTTTATCGGCGGCGGCATCTAAATAGAAACCAAATTCAGCGTCCAATGCTGTGAATAAAGGTAGGGGAGTTTGCCATCTATCACGCAATTCCTTTGGTGTATGGCTACCTCCGTAGTCAGCCTTCATTCTCCGCATCCTTCATACACAAGAAAATAATCATTGCTGCTTTTAATGGGTTGGCAACACAGCACTCTATATTCCCGTCATTAGTTGCAAATTGGAATTTTCTATCTTGATATATAAGGCTAATACCATATTCGTTAATAATTGGCATTGCGTCGGATGGATTATTGCATGGGTCGAAGTATCCATGATGTAAAAATTCACCACCATCAATACCTGCAAAGTAAACCTCTTTTTTATCAGGGCACCAATCATAGCTACCCTTGCCAAGCGCAATGTGAGCAACAGCTAAATTAATCTCGAAATCAGATAGTTCGGTGTATTTATTCACTTTCTAATATCTCCTCTATCATGAGCTTAATATTAACTAAGTCCTGCTTTGTTATTGATATATCCCACGATGGAGATTTTAAATTAAATTTATCCTTTATTGTCGGTTCAATTTCAAAACCTTCTTCCTCGTAGCCTTGTAAGTTCACGCTATATTTATCTTTCATTCCATACATCTCCACAAACAACTTCAACATTCCTCACTGACATTAAATATTCAGCACGTTTATTGCATTCCGATTGCGTGTATATATCTTCCGTTACAGGCACAGCAGAAACCTGTATTAGCATGAGTAATACATATCCGATTATTTGCATGGTTATTTAATCTTATATGTGTGGGCTACTTTGAATTTAGAATTTAAGTTATTAGCTCTTTTTTCTGCATCTGAATATGAAACAAATCCTTTTTCAATCATACTTCCATTTAATAAAATAACTGGCTTTCCGTTAATTAGTTCGGCTTTGTATTTATTCATTACTCCCAATCCTCTTCAATTAATTGCTTACCTTTTTCGGTTAATTCAAGAGTTCGACCAGTATCAATTCCGTAGCCTAAATTATCTAAAAACTCGCAAGCATCTTCACCAGCCGACATAAATAAATGGTCATTATTTGCGTATTGCTGGAAAACTAGAATTAAATGTTTAATTGCTTGGTCGCGTTCTTTTTGCAAACTCTCGCGTGATGCTTGCCAGCTAATCCACATTAAATCTACATGTTGGTCAGCGTAATTTAATCCGTTATTAGCTGTTTCGAATTTATTGTTTATTTCCTCGTCGTCCATGTGAAATTTAATAAACTCTTCAAATTGCTGTCTTGATTTATCCATTGCCATCAACCTGCTTTTTCAATTTATTTAATTCATACGAATAACTATGAAGTAACATTCGGTTTGTTCTAATCGCGGCTTTGACGTTTTCTTCAGTGGTGTTTATTAATGATGTTATTTCAGAGCCGTGAATTTCTTCCATTTTCGCTAGCAGACAATGAAACTCAGCTGCTAAATCTGGTATTGATTTATCCATCACTCTACCTTATCCCTCTGTCTTCACATACCAATCAACAAGATTATCAATTGCAGTATTGATATATCCTGATTGCTCTTCTTCGGTTAATTTATCCCATTCGTCCTCAGTAATGCCCAGCCCACATTCAGAGTCAGAGCCAACCTTATTTGTTCTTGCAACTAAAACCATCTGCTTACTCATATTCATTCCTCTTCATTGCATCCCTGCGAGTTAAATTAATCTTCCGTTAAATCAATAACATCATCAATAACACTTTGCTTTACTGCGTAATAGCCATCTTCGCCATTGAGTGTTATTTCTTCCGTGTTTGTGTAAATGCTGATAATCGCCTGTTTCAACTTCGCATTTTCTTCTTGTAACTGTTCAATAGTCATATCTATCTCCTGTTTGCATCCTTGCACTGAGTCCTTTGGTTAAATCACATAAATAGCGTGGCGTGGGTAGGGGAGTCCGATAGGGGAAAAGGGGATGTCGTCATCGAAATCCATCGGAGGTTCACTTTGCGGAGCTTGATTGCTCGATGCTTGTTTTTGTGCTTGCGGTTGCTGAGGTTGTCCCCATCCTTGATTCTGCTGTGTCTTCTGGTTTCCTGCCTGATTACCACCGTTACCGCCAAAATCCAATTGGTTAACAATAATTACTGGAGCTGATTTTTTCTCACCACTCTGGCTTGTCCATTCTTCCATGACGAACTCACCAGTAACAGTAACCTTTATTCCCTTGGTTAGATGCGGAGGTAGCTTTTCAGCTTTAGGGCCAAACATCTTGCAGATAACCCAAGATACTTTTTCGTGCTCTCCGTAACCTTGTTTCACTGGCAAACTAAAAGATGCAACCGCTTTACCATTTGGCGTCCATCGCTGTTCGCAATCTTTACCTAAGTTTCCACTTGCCGTTATTGTGTTAATTGCCATATACACTCCATTGATTGCCAAATTGAATGCCTAACTTGTTTAACCCCTGATCCATTACCTCAATGAACTCAGGTACTAACTCGTCGAATTCTTTCATTATTTTTTCGTCACGCTCAACAGGGAAATATGCGATTTCTTTCCCTGGCGGCATGCGTGGGTCAAAATTTGCAAAGTGCCAGATATCCTTACCTGTAACCCACATGGAATATTGAACTTGAGCCACATATTCCTTTTTCATTGCATCGATTCCATTCAATGCCAAGTCTATAAATACGTCCGTGTTATTAGGGCATTTAAGCTCTAATCCAGAGCCATCACTGCAAATGCCGTCTGGTGAGCAAGCCATCCGTAGTTGCTCATCTTTAAATATTATTGGCACTTCCTTTACCGTTAATCCGGTGTAAAACTCGAATGTCATCCTTGCTTCTAATTCGTAGTTTTTACCCCATTCCAGCGTCCTTGCTGATACCTCCTTGTAAATTCCCGTGCAGACTTCACCAATAAGGGTGTTTAAATATGTTTTCTTTGTGTCTGTCCATTTTGTTCCTGATCTTGGCTTAGAGATAACTTTCCATGCCTCAGAGGCAGTTACTACGCCGAGCCTGATAGACATCCATTCCTCGCTTCCTTGCTCTACTTTGGTTAAATCGATGCCTGTTTTGCTTAGAATGATGTCATTACTAATCATTTCCCTTCTGCCTTTTTCCTTAGCATGTCGATAATGGTATTGGCTTCAAATGCGGTTAATTGCTCTGGATGGGATATTTGATGGTTGAATTTTTTACTAATGAATGTGAAGAATGCGTCACTCCATTCGCCATTAACTTTAAGCATCAAGTCCGTGATAGCTTTTAGTTGATCCTCGCTTGCTGGCGTTATGTCCTTTGCTTTATTTGCTGGCACATCAAAATCATTGCCTTCGCCTGCCTCGGTGTTCACATAATCAATGGCTTGATCTAACCTTTCACGACGAGGCCAGTATTTGCTCGCTCTTTTCACAATTGTTTTACGAGCCATCTCATCCCACCATGTTTTCCATGGGCCATTTCTTGACTTGCTCGTAGCCTCAACAGCCTTTATCTCATCCAATCGCATCTCTTCCGTGAGATAGTCGCCACTTGCTGTTTTTACTGTGCAATAACCACCAATAACACTACCTCTATCACTGAATGCGTTATATTTGTGGGTTGGCGGGGTGTCTAGACCATTAGATTCATAAACGTCATTTTCATGGACTAACTTGCATTGACCCCATTCGATAGCTTGAGTGGCCTGAGCTAGGTGCATGAGACCCATATAGCTGATATCAAGGCAAACAAAACCCTTTCTTGGCACTAAATACGCCAACTTACTTGCTGGATTTAATGTAATCCCAATAGCCGCCACGTTAATAATGGCATTCTGAGCACTAGCGGGGTTTTCCATAGCCACTCTTGCTAGCTCGTCATTTCGTTGGAATGCCTGAATTGCAAACTGGCTTTCCTTAGCCCATGATATCGTTTGATCTGTTAGTGCGTTGCAAAATAATGACTCTTGTTGTTGCACAAACTCAATAATTGACGTGCTCACAATATCTCCTTATCTATCCCAATCTGTATTGCTGTTCTAATTCCATCTAAAACCGCATCCAGTGCTTGGGGACTAATTTCAAATACAGGATTTAACTTCCTTGCTAAATCCATACATAACAGTTCTTCTGGCAGGCTATCCATAACCTCATCAACTGATATTTTCTCTTCATGAGAATTAACAAACGCTTGTTTTTCCATTTGGCGTTCGTACCAGTCGTTTCTGAGTCCGTAGGTATTCGTTAACATAAAGACTCCTTAGATAAACGCGCGCTCCTTGCGTGTGTTGATTTCATGCTGAATGAGGTTTGTGCGTTCCATAGACACTTTCATTTTCCATTGAAAAACTAAGTCGTCGATTTGCTCATTTGTCATTTCAGACTCTCGCAATAGTGCGAATATCTGATGTTTTATGTGTTTCTGCTTTGCGTTCATGCTGTACTCCGTATGCTGTTTTTAATGTTTCGTTTGCTTCGCTCCATCCGTCCTCGTCCGTGAGAAATAAAGCAATTCCAGCTTTACTTTGGGCTACACGTAATTTGTATTTATCAATATTCATGCTTACCTCTGGATGTGCGAAATCTGCGCTAATCTTGCGATAGCGATTGTTATTTGGTTTCTCTGGTGTTGGTGAGGTGGGTATTAGTAGTTCATTGTCATGTGGGGGATTTTATTACGAGCTACTAACTTAATAAATTCAGTTGCTAACTTTTCATCAAATCCGTTACTGACTAACGCCTGTAATGTTTCTTGGTTATACTTGCGACGATGTTCCTTATCAGCCTGACGTTTAGCTTCTTCCTGACGCTTACGTTCTTCCTCTGCTAATCGCGCTTGTTCTGCTTCCTGTGCTTTCTTGCGTTCGGCTTCGATAGCTAATTGCTTCTCGCGTTCTGCCCGTTCCAGTGCTTCTTTAGCATCACGTTCTGCCTTTTCCTTGGCTTCTTTTGCTGCTTGCTCTGCACGTTGAATTGCTTCCTGCTTTTCACGCTCTGCACGTTCAGCGGCTTCTTTTGCTTCACGCTCACGCCGTGCTGCTGCTTCAATTTCTTGCTGTGCTTTACGCTCAGCTTCAAGTCTTGCCTGTTCCGCAGCTTGTCGCTTCATTTCTTCTTCACGAGCAATGCGCTGGCGTTCTTCTTCAGCTTTGCGTAAATCAAACAGCTCGTTCATTTGCAGAGCCTCTTCATGATCAACTTCGATTTGCTTCTTAAGCGCTTCGGCTTCTTCGCGAGCTTTTTCTTGTGCTTCCCACTCTGTTAGTGGCTTACGAATATCTGTGCTTAATGCATCTAGTTCGTCACGAAATATCTTGCGGCTAGCATCAACTTTTTTAGGTAGCTCTTTTAACTTATCGACAACTGCTTTACCCTCCTTGTCGATATACGTTTTTGTTTGAACAACTTTGTACGCCAGAGATGCAAAAGCCTTTCGGTTTTTAGCTACTGAGAAATCACTGTCGAGTTCTTTTCGTTCTTCTTCTGCAAGAGACTTAATTTGCTCCAGCATCTGATTTACTTTTTCTGGTGCTGTAAACAAATCTAGCGCCGTTGCTTGTTCAATTACGACTAATTCATTTGCCATTTCCTATGTTCCTTATGTGCGTATTCCTCACTATTAATAGCGATATGAATGATTAAGTGATGGGTTACTGCTGACCGAGGGCTTTTGCGATTGCTAGAGTGGCGATTCTAACTTAGCGACAACTTCGTCGAAATCAACTTCAAACTCTTCGCAGTAGTCTCGCAGTACAGTAAATTCAATGGAATTGTTTACAGCTTGAGCCTCATCTTGAGTAAGCAAATCATCACGGTAATCATAGAATCCTACGGCTGTTAATCGACCACCTAATATCTCCGTTCCTGCGTTTACAGACGGCTCCCTGCCATCTTCATACTCAACTACGAATGTCATTTTTCCCATGTCATACTCCCTCCTAACTATTTCGTGTTTCCTGTTAATTGAAAGCTAACATCACTATCAATCGAATTTAGAATGTTTACTTGTTCTTCTGCATCCTCCACATCTTCAGCTTGAATGAAGATAAAATGAAAGTGTTGTCCGTATGCAAAAAGTTGAACTTCAAACATTGCCATACTCCATCCGTTATTAACTAATTTTCTGTTGGAATTTTAACGTGACAAAATTCAATCAAATCTCTGGCGAATGCAAGGTCATCACTATTATCATCCCACACCGTATTTCCCTTAAGACCATTCAACCCGTCAATTTTATTAAGCCTTCTAAGTTCCAAAAAAATATCTACTAATGAATTTAGTAAAAATGGGCTGTTGGAAACTAAAATTGCATTTCTAAATACATCTTTATGATCAAGTAGGGTGCATACTAATTTTCCATTACTGTTTACTATCTCGAAATTTTCATCGCTGATTTCAATATGCCAGTTACGTTTGACATGCTTGTTATTTTCCACAGTTAGTTACTCCCAAAAGAATTATTAATAACACCTACTACCCATTCGGCATTTTTTATAATGCACTCGAGCTCTTTTGTTTTTGTTTCTGGGTTGTCATCAACAATCTTCTTTAGTTTATTTAGTAGTTTAGATGTAATATTTAAAGTGTCATGTGAGGACATAATCATGTGACAACCATCTAATCCAGCAATAGATATGTTTACAGAAACAATCTCCTTATCTATGTCATTTTGAACTATATGGAAAGATTCAGTATCGGCAAAACAATCATCTATTTTCCACTTGTACCCCCACACTGAGAACCCCTCGCATACTCTAATGTTGTTTTTTCTGTCTATGCGAAACATATCTCTATCTCCTATCTATTAATCAACTCACCACAGCCCACAGAATGGACTGGGATTAGTTAACTAAAGCATTCCTTTTTTTCTTAACTGATTTGCTTTATCTCCACTCATAGCAATTCCAGTACCTTGCTGAATGCCAAGACCTCCTGCACTTAATGAGGTGTCAGGATGCAAGTTACTACACATGCCCGATCCAGAGCATAATTCAGCTTTAGGTTCTTCACTCTCCAAGGTCACAAATGCCTTCCTAACTCTATGACCTAATTCTAAAATATCATCACGAGTTAATTTAAAATTGCGTCGATAACTATCAACTAGCATGGCTGATAGAACCGCACGAGCCGATTCTTGAGACGCTTCTGTTAAATCTTCAAATTTCATTTTCTCTCTCCTTTATTTTTTACTTTATCGTCCAAGTAAAGACGATAGGGTAGATGCGTCTGTATATTTAACCACCTCAGACGGCAGTGGTTCTTACATTCCCCAACATAAGAAATCTGTGTATAATTCAATCACCCCAACATAATTAAAAGGATTGAATTAATGAGTAACAATAAAAAGGTTCCAAGTGGAAATTGGCTGGCGAATGACCATATGCCATCCAGATTAATTAAAACACCACCTCCGCCACCGCCTGCAAAAACAGGGGGTAATAGTAAAAAATAAGGATATATATGAGCCGACAAGATGTAATTACTAGAATTTTATATTCACATTATCTAGAAAAGCTGTACGCAACAGCGACTGGACGTATAGATAAGATTATCTCAGTATTAATTCTTATTTTCGGCTCATCAATTATTTTAAACGGAAATCCATTTCTTTTTGGTGTTCTTGTTGTGGTACTTACGGGTATACAGACAGTTTTTCAATTCGGGAAAAAGTCAGGTAGTACAAGAAAAAGAGCTTATGATTACCAGCGTTTATATACAAACGAGTCTAAATATACCGATGAAGACTTGCTTTTTCATATGCTAGAAATTGAATCTTCAGATGACTCAATTTGGTCATCCTTAGAAGAAATAGCCGCAGTTAAAACAGAGATAAAATTAGGTGCTTCTGATATTTCAGCACTAACTAAACTCCCTATGAAACTTAAATTATTACGCTTAATCTGTGGTTAATCCTCATAAGCCCACCCGTGGGCTTTATCTCGCCGTCACCCCGAACTCACTGCTCGGCTGTTTTTTCAGTTTTAATGTTTTGCGTGTATCTGGTGCTGATTTGAGACTTAACACCAAACTTGCCAGTACATCCGTTTCATCGACTGGCTTAATGATTGAATCCCAAATTTCCTCAGTAGTGCGACCACGATTAGCTTCTTCTAAAGCCTTACGCGCCATTAATTCACCTCTAGCGATATAACGACGCATCTTTGAATTTGTCTTACCAGTGCGCGGTAAGTAAGTAATTTGAGCCATAATTTACCCTCGGTTAGTAAGTATTGGTGATGCGGTCATTGGCTATCAGTCTCGAACTGTCTTGTCAGCCTTGCTTGCATCCTCTGCAATAACTTCACCTTATTTGTTGGTCACCTTCCTAAGTTAATGATCAACAGCGTTGTTATTACTCGACGGACTCACACCGTCTGACATTGGTTTTGCTTGCATCTGGTTCAGCGTAACCGCATCCCAATACTCACTTGGAGTTTTGAAGCTTTCCCACAATGGCGGGAGTTAATTTGTAAAAGAGCGAACATCCTGTTTATCTATGGCTCCTTGCCTTCGATGTGATTAACTATACAAGCATTGCTTTATTAAAACAAGTGTAACTTGTGTTTAAACTTGAGTTAATCTTTATTTTAACAATAAATACTTGTTTTTATTTGTGTTATTTTTTGTAAAAAATTTAAATTTTTTATTCTGTTGGCTGGTTTTGTGATTTTTGGGCATAAAAAATCCCTCATTAAAGAGGGATCTGTGATGGGATAAATGAGAGGTGGTTAGTTTTTACTTGATGTTATTTCTGCAAAATCCAGTAGCGCTTTCTGGCAATCGTTAGTCATATCAACTAAGGTGCTGTTTTTCTTTTTTGCCTCATTGTCCATGAAGTTATCTATAAACTCACCCCCATTTGGAACATTATTTTCTTGCTGAAATTTATATAAAGAAGAGTAAGTGTTGCACTCAGATGCTTTCATGATTGTAGTTATCAATTTGAAGTCATCTTCATTAGTGAGATCAATCTTATTAGCAGCGTTGGCAGATATTGAAGCAAGCGTAATTAGTAATAAAATTATATTTTTCATTTATTTACTACCTGATAATTAAATAAATTTCTATCCATGAAATTTGTATTTTATAGATTGGCTAACTAAAACTTTGGCATGAATGTAGAGGCCATTAATACTATCTTCTTCCAAATACCAAGTTTCATATCTTGCGTTATCAGATATAACAGCCAGCCTCTTGTATTGCTTTTGAAGCCTTTTTATATATAGCTGATTATCTAAAACAAAGACATAAATTCCATCACCATCAAAAAAGTTAGTGGTGATATCTACGAATATTTGATCTCTAGGCTCAAATGTTCCAGCCATAGAGTCGCCTTTAACGGTGATCATCTTGATTGTGGATGCAGATCTACCACCAAACAGTCTTTTTGCTTCATCCGCTGAATATTCAATAGCTGTTATTGTTTCAATGAAATCATCAAGAACCATCACACCGGGGCCCGCACTAGCTTGGATATCCAGCATCTCCACCTTGTAGTTATTTTTATCTGAAATTTCACCATCTTGCTTTATTTGAATACTACTGACTTTGTTTTTTTCATCAATGTCAGTTATTCCGAATAATAACCAATTGGTATCAACTTCAAGTATTTCAGCAATTTTAATAACTCTGTTTTTTCTTGGCTCAGTACTGGTCTCCCACTGCTGTACTGATTGTGGTGATACACCTACCAACTCAGCTAACTCAGCTTGGGTCATGTTTTTTGCAAGTCTAGCTTGCTTGATTCTTTCGCGCATAGTTTTCATTCGCTCAATATACAAGTTGCACTTTTATTTTTCCAACAAGCAACACTTGCTTAAGTAAAGTAATTCTTGTATTCTTCTTGTTGTTAATCAGTTAAAGGAATATCTTTATGAATGCATTGGAAACAACAATTAAAAAAGCAGGTGGAATTCCAGCTTTAGCTAAGAAGCTAAAGATTAGCGATCAAGCCATTAGGCAATGGGAGCACAAAGGACGCATTCCTCCTGCAAGATACGCTCAAATCAACGAACTATTCGGAATACCATTTGAGCATTTAGTAAAAGATAAAAATTAGCTTCACCCGCTCTTTTCACAATCTAGGTTCCGCCATTGTGGAACATATCAATACCAGCTCATATGGAATGAGCCACGGATCATTACTGCTGTTCCCAATATGGGAAGTAATCTAAGAAGGAATTTAACAAATGGAATTATCAAACGAACGCAAATTTCGAGAAATCGAATCAAAAATCATGAAAGGGATACTTGTTACTGGCGCTAGAGAAGTAGCGAAAAGAACGGGTATTCACGAATCACAAATATCTCGCTGGCAATCTCAACAATCCAAAACGCAATTAAGCTTCATACAACGTTGTGCAAGGCTTTTAGTTGCTATTGGGTATGAGACACCAGATGACACATTGATATTGCAAGGTGATGAGGCTAGAGCATTAATTCAGATGCTTGAGCATGTCAAAGCACCAAAAAGAAAAACCTCAACCACTGCGAATGGTGAGGCTTCTCAACAAATGGACTTAACCATTTAGACTAACAAATACACTGTATCAATAACCAGTATTAAAGGGAAGCTGATTTTTAGCTTTCCTTTTGCTGATACAGCTTATGAACAAGGAAATTATACCATGAAGAAGAAAGTTAATCATTGGTTTAATCGTCACGAAGTGCATAAAAACATCATGCGAGATAAGACGTTACGAGAAGTGACACCGTTAGGAAGTAAACGTCTAAAGGAAGCATTAGAAGATGCAAAATTGAGGAATGAGCATCGTGAGAAATTACTAGGAGGATCGCATGAGTAATGTTGCATCGTACAAATTAAGAGCCAAGAAACTATTGCCTGAATTACCAGAAGAAGATGGATTTACATTCATACCAAATAAGTTCCTTGATGATTTGTTGAAGGAAGATTTTTCAGTAGATCAAATCAATGAAATTTTGAGTGTTTTCAAAAGGAAGGTGCTTAATGGCTAGCTTGGCAGAGAACAATGTCGTTCAGTTGAGACCTCAGGTTATCAACTTGGAGGAAAGAGTGGCTAGAGTCGAGGATGGTTACACAAAACTAGCCAATGAACTTTACGAAGAATTAATTGGCGCAAACCTAACAAGGAATCAGGCAAAAGTTGCTCATGCTATTTGCAGAAAAACTTATGGGTTTAATAAAAAAACAGACCGCATATCAGACAGTCAGTTGGCAGAGTTAACTAGACTACCAAGGCAGAAAGTTAACAAGGCAAAAAATGAGCTTATCGCTATGAAAGTTATAGTGAAAGTTGGTATGGCGATAGGGCCTAATAAAAACCTAACTGAGTGGGATATTCCTGACTGTCACCAAAACGGTGTCATTGTCACCAAAACAGTGACAAAAAGTGTCACCAAAAGCGTGACAGCACTGTCACCAAAACAGGGACACACAAAAGAAACTATTACAAAAGAAAAGAAAGAAAGTAATACACCCCTTACCCCTCACGAGGTGAAAGGGGGAGAATCGGCAAAACCTACCAAGAGAAAATCAACTCCAATTAACTACGATGAATATCTCAATGCCTACAACGAGGAAGTTGGTGACAGACTGCCTCATGCTGTGGAAGCTAACGAGAAACGTAAAACACGGATCAGGAAGATAATCAAAAGCCTTGCAACGTCAAATGTTGATGGTTGGCGAGCCTACGTTAGAGCCTTTGTGCGGATGGCTAAGCCATTTTATTTTGGTGAAAACGATACAGGCTGGACGGCTGATATTGATTATCTGCTAAGAGAAACAACGTTGACAGGTGTTCGAGAAGGTAAATTTGCTGACAGGGGGTTTTAAGTGATCAATACGGAATTTGAAGCGAGTGTTATTGGCGGTTTGTTAATTTCAGGGTTAACACCTGATGCATCGGATGTTTTAGCCACTTTAGAGCCAGAATCATTTTCAGTTAGGTTCTATCGAGAAGCCTATCAAGTTATTCAAAAACAAGCTAAGTCTCGCGGTGTCATCGATATGATGATGGTTGCTGAAGGAATGGGCAGTGAGCATCTAGCTAGTATTATCCAAACAGCCAAGGATTGTCCGAGCGCAGCCAACCTGAAAGGCTATGCCAAGATGGTGACCGATAATCATAACCGTAGAGCTATGATCCAGTTAATGGATTCTGTGCGTGGTGTGATTGAAAACGGAACCATTGAGCAAGCCAGTGAGGCAATGGAAAGTTTTCTTGCTCAGGCATCTGATATTCATTCATCGAAAGGTGATATTGTTCCCGTTCATGTTTCATCGCTAATCGAAGATTACACGGAAGTTTTACAAGAGCGTGTTAACAAAGGTGAGGAGTCGGACACGTTAAAAACTGGGATCCGCGAATTAGATGAAATTATGGGAGGTATCAACCCTGTTGATTTGGTCATTATCGCCGCTAGACCAGGAATGGGTAAAACAGAAATTGCGCTGAAAATTACAGAAGGCGTTGCCTCTCAAAATGTTATCGGATCTGACACCAAGAAAGGCGTTTTAATTTTCTCGATGGAAATGGACTCTCAGCAAATCGTAGAGCGTCAGATTGCAGGTTCAGCAAACCTATCTGTCAGCGCATTGAGAAACCCATCTCGTATGAGTGACGAAGATTGGGGAAGGGTATCTATGGGTGCAGGTAATTTACTTGGCTTGAATGTCTGGGTCGTCGATGCCAGTAAGTTAACCGTTGAACAAATCACCGCAATTTCAACACGACACAAGAAACGCCATCCTGAATTATCGTTAATCATGGTTGATTACTTAGGGTTAATCGAGAAGCCTCGTGCAGAGCGTAACGATTTGGCTATTGCTCACATTTCAGCAACGTTGAAAGGGTTAGCTAAAAACATCAGAACGCCTGTTATTTCACTAAGCCAGCTATCTCGTGATGTTGAAAAGAGACCTAACAAACGACCTACCAATGCGGATTTAAGAGACTCAGGAAGTGTAGAGCAAGATGCAGATAGCATCATCATGCTTTACCGTGATGCAGTTTATAACGAGAACTCCCCTGCAGCAGATTACGCAGAAATAATTGTGACAAAAAACCGATTCGGGAAACTGGGTACGGTTTATCAATTATTTAAAAACGGTCACTTTCTTGATACTGATCAGGCGCAGGCATCAAGCATCTGTCAACAAAGTAGCAGACCACAGCAACGCCGATTCCAAGGTGCCAACGTTTAACACGCAAGAGGATTTTTAGATGGGTGCATATTACGAATACGTGATTAAGGCGCAAGAAAGGAGCAGACAGCAAAGCATAGACAGGATGTACGCTTTAGCTCTTCGCCTTGAGGAAATAATGGACGATTTACATGAGCGAGCAGAAGTGATGCGTCGTGATCTGGCAATTAAGCGAGGTGTTGAGTGATGAAAGGAACAGAATTTAAAAAGTTGATGTGGCTCTACGCTGATGAGGCAATGATACGCAAGCGTAGATATGTGAGGGGCGGGAAAAAGACAGCGGACCGCAATCGAAAAATGCACAAACCATATCGTTGTGAAAAGGTTATGAATCGCCTTTTAAGAATTGATTCTGATGCGTTTGTTAAAAGACTAAACCGAAAGGAGGCATCTAATGCAGGGAGCTAATTGGGTTAATAGAGAACTAGAGTTACCAAAACTTAATGAGATGTGTTTAGTAGCGGTTTCTGGCGAAATAGAAAGACGTATTGTTTATCTATCTCACAGCGAGTTAGAAGATGAAAATACAGACACATTAGCGTGGTTCGACAGCATTGAAGATAGTGAGACACCACTATACTCGTTTGATTACTGGATGTATTTAGACAGCATACCAATACCAGAGGGTGAATGATGATAGAGAATAAAAAAGGGAAAATTAATCACTTTATCTTAAAGTGCCAATTGCTGAAATTCACAGGGCATTATGCAGACAGTGATTATATGGAAAGTATCGCTAGTGAAATTCTAGATAAATACGATATCTATGAAAAGAAACAGTATCGAGAAACTACACTAATTCAGAGAATTAATCATATCTGGGTAATTCCAATTTTTATGATTTGCATTATTCCGCAATGGCTAATCACTGGCAGTACGGGTGTTAGGTCATCAAGTAGAGTAGGCAAGTTGGTTAACTGGCTGATTGGCAGACCATAGTAGCATGGAACAGGAGAGCTAACAGTGAGTGAGCCAGTAGAAGTCATGGTCTATTACGTCAGCTTCAATACGAATAGCAGATTTTGGATGTTAAAAATAAATGTAGGCTGGATTGAGGAGTACTATAAATTCCCATGCAAACCAACTAAAAGACAAATCCGCAAAAAGAAAAAAGAATGGATCCAAGAAGCTAAATATTGGATAGAGGTATACGCAGAAATGCAAGGAGGTTAACTTGGAAAACTTCTGTCTACACGAATCAACGAAAAAGCTATTTGATAACAACGTAATTGAACTACTTAAGTCCCACCAAAAACTCAGCGTCACCATCAAGCCTTACAAACCAAAACGAAGCCTCTCTCAAAACTCATTAAGCCATGTTTGGTACAAAGAAATCAGCGACTATCTGATTAAGTCGGGTCGTGAGTTCTGTACTGAAGCGTGGGTGAAGGAAAGTTTAAAGGCCACTTACCTTGGATTTGAAGTAACTGAGTACACCGATGTGTTAACGGGTGAAAAAACGCAACGAGAGACACTTAGGCACACTTCAAAACTAGATAAAGGGGAAATGCATCACTTCTTACAGAGAGTTGAAGCATGGGCATCACAGTTCGGTTTAATACTAACTACTCCAGAAGATAGCGAGTACATGAAATTGAAAAGGAAACAGGATGAGTAATTATGACTAAGAGAAATAACGCATTAGAGAGCATGAAGAAGTGGATGGATGCCATTCCTCAATGTTTGCAGCCACAAGGTAAGCAAATTGACAACGAAGAACCCAAAGAGAAACCAGTAGCCAAGAAGCGGAGGGCGAGAAAGTGAGCGAAGAAAGAAACGGAATTTACCTCCGAATCAATGGGGATCAGTATCGGCATATTTGGGTGGTTGGTGATATTCATGGGTGTTTCAATTTATTAAAAAGGAATATGTATCGAATTGATTTTGATAAAGAAAAAGATTTATTGATTTCAGTTGGTGACCTAATCGATAGGGGTGATCAGAATGTCGAATGCCTAGACCTGATTAATGAAAGATGGTTCAGGGCTGTACGTGGAAATCATGAGCAAATGGCTATTGATGTTGTTATGCACAAAGGCAATAGAGATTGCTGGCTAGCGAATGGGGGGTTTTGGTTTTTAAGCATTGATCCTGACGAAGCAATTCGAACAGCGACAAATATCTCATACGCAGAAATGTTACCGCTAATTATCGAGGTCAATGCAGGCGGCAAAAAGACAGTCATTGCTCATGCTGATTATCCATCCGATGAATATGAGTTCGGCAAACCAGTAGATGAGCAGTATGTCATTTGGAGTCGTGAGCGTATAGGTGACGAGAATGTGCGTGAGATTAAAGGTGCTGACCTATTTCTATTTGGTCACACACCAATGATTAAAGGTATAGAAAAGCGCGCTAATCAGGAATACATCGATACTGGGGCAGTGTTTGGTTATGGGCTAACTATGAGGCAAATCAAATGAACTGCCAATCATGCAATAGACAGCTAACAGATGAAGAAATTTATGTGTGTAGCCAGTGTGCTGATGAATACGCTCATTTGGAAGTGATGGATAAAATCAAAGGAGAGGGAGATGCAGAAGCTAAGGCGACGGCGCTGTAAAATATGCCGAGAATGGTTTATTCCAAAGCAGAGTTTTCAAAATTGGTGTAGCCCAGAACATGGATTTGAATTATCCGAGCAACGAAGGAATAAAGATAGAGAAAAAGCATTAGCGAAACTTAAAAAGGAGAACCAGAAAAAAGAACGAGAAGCAAAAGACAAACTCAAAGCCCGCAAGTTAGCAGTAAAACCCCTCTCATATTTCACCAAACAAGCACAGACCGCATTCAATGCATTTATCAGAGAAAGAGACAAGGATGAGCCTTGTATCTCGTGTGGGCGTTTTCACGAAGGTCAGTATCACGCAGGACACTATCGAACAACCGGTGCTAACCCAGAACTTAGGTTCGATGAAGATAACTGCCATAAGCAATGCGCCCCATGCAATAACCACCTATCGGGAAATATCGAAAATTACACACCTCGACTAATAGAAAAAATCGGTCAGGAACGTTTCGATCGGTTGATGGGTTCACATGAATTGCCAAAGTGGAAACGCGAGGATTATGAGCGGATACGTGATCACTACCGAGCAAAGTTAAAGGAGCTGAAGAATGACTCCTGATGCATGGTTTGCAGTTATAACTTGGGGGATTTCATTGTTTGTTTGGATTCCTTACAACTACCTCAGGTATAGGCGAAATATACGGATAGCAAAAGCAAAAAGAAGAGCTTACACATTCGCATCTAAGTATAGAACGGTAAAGGAGTTGAAAGATGTTCACTGACTTAATCTCAGCTATTGAAGAAGCAAGATATTTAAAATCCAGATCAGGCGGTCGAGTTAACTTCTGTGTAATGCAGGTTATGGACTATATGGAAGTGGTTAGCGGATTAATGGATGGCGTTAGGGTTTTATATACAACGGCTAATGATGATTATCACACAGTATTACCGGAGGTGAGATGAGCTATATCGGAGAAAAGGAATTAACAGATGAGCAATTTCGCTGGCTTGATGGATGGTTAAATCTGTGGGGGGCGTGGGTATATTCTGGTCGTATCGATATTCGTATGATCAACATGATTTATAAATTCATGCAAACAGTAGAGCCAAGTAAAAACCCATCAAGACCTATGTGCAATGACGATGAAGGAATGTTGATTTCTCAGGTCGTAGATTCAGTCATCGCCACTGACACACAGGCCTATGGAATATTACTAAGTTATTACGCTCATGGTTCATCTAAGTTGTCGATTGCATCTTACTATCACCGAGTTGCAAAACCACGCAAAATGCAAACCAAGGGTGGCAATAGATTTAAAAAGCCATCACTTGGAACTTGCAGAAATGATGTTGATGCAAAACTCAAGGCTGCTCAGTGGTTATTGTACGAACCTCTGCGAAATGCAATGAATAATCGTAAACGTGTAGCTAAAGTAAAGAAAATAACTGAACTTTGCTATTGACTTATAATATCAAATTAGCAATACTAATCAGGTAAGTTGCTTTACGTGACTCTTAAGTTTACTTACCTTGTTAACCGAAAGGTTGATTGACACTACGGAAAGACGTGTAGCCTTGATGGGTAAGGCGTTATGAGAATCTGGGGAGCGTCAGATTTAAACCATCCTTGAACCGCTCGACAATTCCAAGACCTCGCTTCGGCGGGGTTTTTTTGTTATCTGAAACAGTGCCCCTCATAGTCCCTACGCAGAACGGAGAAATCTGCTTTGCGATACACTTGGGGCTTTCTATTTTTATTCCCCCGAATTAGAGGGGATAACTGAATACGGGTAACAACGGGCATATCGCCTTAGTAAATCCCGATAGGTGCATGAGTAACGTTCCATGCCGTCAGCCCACGAAACGGGCATCAATTTCAACTCTCCGGAATTTCCGGATAGTTCACATGTTCGGTTATTCCGAACAACTCATTCAGAAGATCGCTTAGGCGGTCTTTTTTCGTATATGCCGACCACAGGGCGATTACCCACGTTATCACGTTCACACAAGAGCTGTGAGTCGGCGTTCTATTAACTAATCAGGACTACATATATGCAAGAGCCGTTAACAGGCACAGCAACCGCCTCGTTAGCGGGTGTCTCTATTGTAGGTCTCTATTCAGGTATGGACGCAGGCGTTGTTATTGGTGCGTTCGCAGGGGCGGTGATATTTGTATTGTCTGCTCATGATATCCGGCTATTAAAACGATGGGCGTATTTCACGGTTGCATTTGCGATCGGGATATTAGGCGCTGATTTCATGTCGTCACTACTGAGTGGCATTGTCGGAGATAGAGAGGTTGATCGCTCTGTTGGTGCTATGTTCTCATCGGCTGGTTTGGTTGGTGTGTTAGTAACGATATCTAAACCTGGTGCGCTCACAGACAGTATCAACAACGTTATTAACAACCTGATAGATAAATTCAGAGGAGGTGGAAGATGACCATCTCAATGTTTTGGATTTACATCAACTTTTTCTCATGTCTACTTGCTGTTATTCGACTTATTAACTATGACCGTAACGGCGCTAAATATAAATTTATCCCGTCATTTATAGCTTGGGTACTCATTATTCTACTAGGTTCGATTCCGTTACGAATATTAACGAATGACTACACGCATGCAGATCCATTTGAGGTTGGAATCAATATCACGCTATGCGCACTAATAATTCTTAGTCGTGGGAATGTGATGCAAATATTTAGAGGGGTTAGTAGAAATGGCTAGACCAGCACGCGGTGAGCGTAATAACAATCCAGGCAATCTTCGACACGGAGAACCTTGGCAAGGACTATCAGCACAGCAAACAGATAAAGACTTCTGCCAATTTGTATCTACAGAGTACGGTATTCGTGCAATTTATGTATTGATGCGAACCTACGAAAAGAAATACGGATTATGTTCTATCCGTGAAATTATTAATCGCTACGCCCCACCAAAAGAAAATAATACCGAGGGTTACATTCAGCGAGTCGCGAAAGAATTGAATGTAAGCACGGAAGATTGTGTATCAGTAAGCAAAAAAGAAGTTGCTATCGCATTGGCTACGGCCATTGTTGGTGTCGAGCTTGGGTACCAACCATACAGTCAGAAAGTCTTTGAAGATGCTTGGTTGTTGCTATGAATCTAGGCGAAACAATAGTGTCCGTGGGCGTTATTTTGATGATGAGCGTCGGTATGACTTGGCAAGGGAATAGGATAGATAAACTGAAAGCCTCAAATAGTGAACTAACCGCTCAGTTATCAGAACAAGTTAAAATCAACGAAAAATACCAAGCTCGCATTACCAAATTAAACGAGCTTGATACAAAACACACGATGGAACTCACAAATGCAAAAGCTGAAATTGATAGGTTGCGCGTTAGTGCTGAGCGTAATCCTGACAGGGTGTACATCAAAGCCGAGTGTTCAAAAAGCACCACCACTTCCACCGCCAGCATGGATGATGCAACCACCGCCCGACCTACTGATACCGCTATCAGAAATTATTGGTTACTCAGAGAACGAATTGCACAGTCAGAGCAAGTGATATTGGGGCTACAAGATTACATTAACACTGAGTGCCTCGCTCAATAGCGGGGCTTTTTAATGGCTTCTTCGCAAATAAGTGAGGTGGTCCATATCTTGCTGACGGGTAAGCCGTAAGTGACCTGATTAACGTAGTGATACGTGATGATGGTTGCGATTAACTTCACACAGGAACATCAAATGACAGAAATTACAGCACAGAATCAAATGCGCTTAGAGCTATTGCGGTTAGTTGGTAATGATACCGCAGCGGCTCAAGCGGCTATCGAGTTCGTAAAAGACGATGCGCTCAAGTTTGAGTTATTCAAAGACGCATATAAGCAGTGCCAGACTGAAAGTGAGTTTGTATCACGATCACAGAAAGCGGCGCGAGAAGCTCAAGAAGCACTAGACCTATTCATGCAATAGTTAATTACACAGCTCATTTACGAGTGGGCTGGATAATTGATTAAAGGGGGATATATGAAATTACATAAAAAAATAAAAGTCCCCATATACGGACTTAACATTCATATCTGCGCTACCGAGGGTGTTGCAGGCAGTATCTATGGTTCAGGCATACATACCCCATCAAATATGGGGCAGGTTGTTCAGATTGAAAATACAAAAACTGGCGAGATGATAATCCTCATTAGCTTTAAAGATGTCGATTGTTTTAATGCTGATGTTGTATCTCATGAGTCAGTGCATGCCGCATGGAAGGTGTTAGAAATAGTTGGCATCAAAGTAGATTACGAAAATCATGAGGCATTGGCGTATCTAACTGGTTGGATTGCTAATGAGATAAATAAGTTTTATTACAAAATTAGTGCTAATGATTAGGTGGATATATGGCAGCACCAAAAGGAAATAGATTCTGGGAGGCTAGAAGTAGTCACGGAAGAAAACCCATATTCGAGTCTCCTGATGATTTATGGAACGCTTGTTGCGAATACTTCGAGTGGGTTGAGGATAACCCCCTGTATGAAACCAAGGCGTTTGCATTCCAAGGGGCAGTGACTAAAGAAACATTGCCTAAAATGCGAGCTATGACGCTATCAGGTCTTTGCTTGTTCTTGGATATACATGAGGACACATGGCGACTGTATCGAGCCAGAGAAGATTTTATCGAGGTCACTACGCGAGCTGAGAAAGTTATCTACGATCAGAAATTCTCAGGCGCAGCCGCTGACTTGCTGAATGCAAATATTATTGCTCGTGATTTAGGTCTCAAAGACAGACAAGAGGTCGAGGATGTAACTCCAGATAAGGGAGACCGTGACAAGCGACGCTCTCGAATTAAGGAGTTATTCAACCGTGGAAAATCTGGATCAGATACTTGATAACCTGAGCGACGACGAACAATACGAATTGCTTGAGTTATTGGAAGAAGAGGAAGAGTACAGGAAAACGCACCGCTTATTTGAATACTCTCCCTATGACAAGCAAAGAGAATTTATTGACTCTGGGAATGATTACCCTGAGCGCTGCTTTATGGCTGGAAACCAACTAGGCAAATCATTCACTGGTGGAGCCGAAGTTGCTTTTCATCTTACTGGTCGCTACCCAGGAACAAAAGGTTATCCAGATGATGGGCTGTATGGAAAAGAATGGGAAGGGAAGAGATTCTATGAGCCAGTTATATTCTGGGTTGGTGGCGAGACTAATGAGACAGTTACGAAGACGACGCAGCGCATTCTATGTGGTCGCATCGAAGAGAATGGTGATCCTGGTTATGGAGCAATCCCGAAAGAGGACATTATTAGCTGGAAGAAGTCGCCTTTCTTCCCGAACTTAGTCGACCACCTTCTTGTTAGACATCACACGGAAGATGGGATTGAAGATGGTATGTCCATATGCTACTTCAAGCCATATTCTCAAGGTCGAGCACGATGGCAAGGTGATTCTGTTCATGGGGTGTGGTTCGATGAGGAGCCGCCATACAGTATTTATAGCGAGGGTTTAACTAGAACCAACAAATATGGTCAGTTCTCTATCCTAACATTCACACCGCTGATGGGTATGTCTGATGTCGTAACAAAATTTCTAAAGAACCCGAGTAAGGCACAGAAGGTAGTCAACATGACTATCTATGATGCTGATCACTACACCGAGGAAGAGAAAGAACGGATTGTTGCTTCATATCCTGAACATGAAAGGGAGGCTCGTGCTCGTGGTATTCCAACAATGGGTAGCGGTCGAATTTACCAAATACCCGAAGAGTCTATTAAGTGCCAGCCTTTCGAATGCCCTGATCACTTTTACATTATCGATGGTCAGGATTTCGGCTGGAATCACCCGCAGGCTCATATCCAGTTATGGTGGGATAAAGATGAGGATGTTTTTTATCTTGCTAGAGTGTGGAAGAAATCAGAAAACACAGCAGTTCAAGCGTGGGGTGCTGTTAAGTCATGGGCTAATAAAGTTCCTGTAGCATGGCCTCATGATGGTCATCAGCACGAGAAAGGCGGTGGTGAGCAGCTAAAAACTCAGTATGCAGATGCTGGATTCTTGATGCTGAAGGAGCACGCTACATTTGCGGAGGGTGGTAACTCAGTAGAGTCCGGTATTAATGAATTACGTGATCTGATGCTTGATAACAGATTTAGAGTATTTAATACCTGTGAGCCATTCTTTGAAGAGTTCAGACTATATCACCGTGACGAAAACGGGAAGATAGTCAAAACAAACGATGATGTGCTTGATGCTGTTCGCTATGCCTACATGATGAGGCGCTTCGCTAAGCAGTTGCGTGATATCAAAAAGCCTAAAGAAAAGAGAATTCCCGCCCCAATTAGACCTATTAGGAGATAGAGATGGTCGATAGAAACGAGCGGCTTGAGAAAATACTTCGCAAATTCGACCTCGATTACTCTGCATCTGAAAATGCCAGAACGGAGGCGAGAAACGATTTATTCTTTAGTCGCGTTAGTCAGTGGGACGACTGGCTGGAAAACTATGTCACATTGCAATATCGCGGTCAGTTCGACGTAGTGCGCCCAATGGTTCGTAAACTCGTCGCTGAGATGCGCAAGAATCCTATTGAGGTTCAGTATCGACCGAAGGATAACGCGCCAGCCGATGCCGCCGATATTCTTATGGGTATGTATCGAACTGACATGCGAAACAATAGCTCAAAGATTGCCGTTAACGTGGCAGTGAGAGAGCAAATCGAGTGTGGTTACGGTGCTTGGCGACTCGTTACTGAGTATGAGGACGATAACCCAACCAGTAATAATCAGATTATCCGACGTGTTCCAATGCATGAGTCTTGTACTCACGTTATATGGGATTGCAACGCCAAGGCAATGGATAAGTCTGACGCTAAGAATTGCACGATCATTCACGCAATGAATATTAATGGATGGGAAGAATTCGCAGAACAGTACGGGTTAGATCCTAGCATTCAACCATCATTCCAATCACCGAACAATGACTTACTTTTCACTTGGTCGAATGGAAAGACAATTCATGTTGCTGAGTATTACGAAGTTGAGGAAAAGAGGGAGTTAGTATTTGTCTATCGTGACCCGCTAACTAACGATCTTCAAACGTATTCAGCAAAAGAAGCTAAAGAAAAGATTGATGAATTGGCTGATGCTGGTTATGAAAAAGTAGGTGAGCGTAAAGTTAAGAAGCGCAGAGTCTATAAGTCAATCATCACTAGCACTGGTATTTTGAAAGATAGAATGCCGATAGCTGGCGAGCACATACCAATTGTTCCTGTGTATGGTGAGTGGTCATTCTTTGATGATAACGAACTGTATGAGGGGGTTGTAAGGTTATCTAAAGACGCCCAAAGGTTGCGTAACTTTATCTTATCCAAGTCTGCCGATACCGCTGCTAAGTCACCTAAGAAGAAACCTTTCTTTTTCCCTGAGCAGATAGCAGGGTATGAACACATGTTTAGCGGTGAGGACGATTACCCTTACTATCTACTCAACCGTACTGATGAAAATAATAATGACCTACCTCCATCTCCCGTTGCATATATGGAGAATGCCGAGGTTTCACAGGCTGATGCATTACTCCTAGAGGTTGCAACGGAAGCGGCTAAATCAACTGCTCGTGTCGGTGTCGATACTGAGGCGGCTAATAGTCAAGTGGCGTTTGACACCGTCAATCAACTAAATAGTCGCATCGACCTAGAAACATACGTGTTTCAGGACAACCTAGCTATCGCAATGCGCCGTGATGGTGAAATTTACGCATCAATTGCGGCTGAGATATACGACACCAATCGAACAGTAACAACAACTGCTGAAGATGGAGGTGAGAATCAGGTTGAGCTAATGCAGGAAGAGTTAGACTTCCGCAAAGGTGAGATGATTGTTCGCAATGATATCCGAGGCAAGTACGAAACATTTACTGATGTAGGACCATCTTTCCAATCACAAAAAGATGCTGCTAGGGCTGAGATAGGCGAGCTTATCACCAAGGTTCCAGTGGAACATCCAATGTGGAACGTTATGATGCTGACATATGCAAACATGATGGAAGGCAAGGGTGTTGAATACATCAGAGATTACGCCAACAAGGAATTGATTGTTAATGGCTTGAAGAAACCAGAAACCGAGGAAGAACAACAATGGTTGATGGAAGCTCAACAGGCAGCGCAAAACAATCAAGATCCAATGATGGTAGCAGCACAAGCCGAGCAGAAGAAAGCAGAAGCCGAACTGGTTAACGCACAGAATCGCATGGCTGAAACACAAATCAAAGCATTTACCGCTCAGAATAATGCGCTTGAATCACAGGCCAACACTACATTGACCTTAGCTAAGGCTGAGGACTTGAAGCAAGGCGCAGTGATGCAAGCAATTAAACTTCTGAACGAGGTTGCACAACAGCAACAACAAAACATTCCTACCGACAATAACGTCGAGAATAATCCTCAATCCATGTAAGAGAGTTAAATATCATGAGTACAACCACCGAAATTCAGAATAACTCTGAAGAATTAAACCTGTCCGACGATCAGGCGGCGGCATCCGTAGAAAGTCAGTCTGCTGAAAATGCCAACTCAGCAGCAGGACAGGAGGAAGGCTTCGAGATTGTCCTGAAAGACGATGAGAAACCACAGGAAGGAAAACCAAGCAATAATGCTATCCAAGCAGCGAAACGCATCGCTCGTAAACGTCAGCGAGAAATTGAGCAACAGATAGCAGCAATTGAAAATGGCGAACTTCCTGAAGACTTGCGGGTAAATCCTGAGCTACCAGAAATGCCTAAACTGGATGATTTTTTATCTGATGAGGCACTCGGTAAATATGACTATGACACACATAAGGCTAACGCTGCTTTTCAGGCTGAGTTGCTGAAATGGCAAAACAAGGCTTTGGACGCAAGAAGTAAAGCTGTGGCGGATCAGGGTCGTAAAACTCAGGAATACACACAGCAAGGTCAACAAATCGCTAATGCAATCAAGGCTCATTATGATGCGGCTGAGAAGTTAAACCTGCCTGACTATCAGGAAAAGGAAGATTCAGCGTTGCAAGTATTACCTCAAGGTGTTTATGAGGGTATTGCGCAGAACTTTCCCGAAAAATCAGCCGCTATCATTTACTACCTAGGTGCAAACCCAGAAAAAGCCAAAGATTTATTTAGCAAAAACCCAGTTCAAGTCACTATCGAACTCACTCGATTAGCTGATCGTTTAACTCTCAAGCCTCGCGGCACACAACGTTCATCTGCACCACCCGCTGACGAACCTATTAGCGGTGATGTTACAGCGGCAAATGTCGCGGCATTACAAAAGCAAATGGATGATGCAGCAAGTAAAGGTGATGTTCAAAAGTACCGCGCAATCAAGGCTAAATTACAAGGAATAAAATAATGGCTTTAAACGAAGGTCAAATTATCACCTATATGGTGGATGAAGTAGTAAATACTATCGAAAATAACTGTCCAATGGCTCAGCGTGTAGGTAAATACACCCCTCCAGCCGGTGATATGCAACGCTCACAAAACACTATCTGGATGACAGTAGAGCAAGAAGCACCGACTCAGCCTGGTTGGAATTTAACAGATAAAGCGACAGGTATCTTGGAGCTCTCTGTCAAATGTAACATGGGTGTTCCAGATAATGACTTCTTTGGTTTGCGTGCCGATGATGTGCGAGATGAGACATCTATACGTCGTCGTATCCGCGCATCAGGCCTTAAGCTGGCAAATAACGTCGAAACATCCATTGCTAAACAGGCGGCTGAAACTGCCTCTCTAGTTATTGCTGATGCTGGTGATCTGTCGAATGGTGCGGATTCTTGGGGGTTTGTATCTCAAGCTGAGTCTCTTATGTTCTCACGCGAGCTTAACCGCAACCAAGGTCTTAGCTATTTCTTTAACCCAGATGACTATCTGAAGGCTGGATATAATCTGGTAGGTAAAGACCTATATGGTCGCATTCAAGAAGATGCATACAAGTCAGGGACAATTCAAAAGCAAGTTGCTGGATTTGATGATGTTCTTCGCTCACCTAAACTGCCTACATTATTAGCATCAACTGCCACAGGTGTTACGGTAGATGGTGCTCAGAAATTCAAGCCTGAAGCATGGAAAGAAGATGTTGATGGTAACCGTGAGAACGTTGATAACCGCACAGCAGTAGTTAAAGTTAGTGACGGCTCAGCATTTAAGCGCGGTGATAAGATCAGTTTTGCTGGTGTTAAGTTCATCTCGCAAATGGCGAAAGACTTACTGACTCAGGATGCAACATTTGCTGTTGTTGGTGTTGAGGGTAACAACATTACCATTATGCCTAAGCCGATTGCGCTAGATGATGCAGATTTAAAACCAGAACAACGTGCATATGCCAACGTGAATACATCTCTTGCAAATGGCGCGGCAATTAATGTCCTTAACGTGAAAACGTCTAAGACAAACATCTTCTGGGCTGATGATTCAATTACTCTGCTATCCCAACCTATCCCACTTAACCATGCTCTGTTTAGTGGCATGAAGACAGAGGCATTTAACATTCCTTCTGTTGGTTTAAATGGTGTTGTTGCATATCAGGGTGATATCTCAACGCTGGAAGGTAAATGTCGTATTGCGGTTTGGTATTCTGCATGTACTAAACGACCTGAAGCAGTTGGTGTTGGGCTGACAGGTCAAAAATAAACCCTCGTTGTTATTCGGGAGCTTCGGCTCCCTTTTTTATTGGAGATGACAATGAAAACGATGCTTTATAAAGCTAATGGTGATGTGCAAGTTTGGGGTATGAACCTTCAAATTATTACTGTCAACGATGATGAACTTGAAAGTTATTTGAAAGATGGCTGGTGTAAAAATCCAAACGACACCAAGAAGAAGAATGAAGATAAACCCGCTACCAAGAAAAAGGCGGTGAAAGATGCAGATAACAACGAAGGGTGAGTTAGTTGTAGCGGCGTTACGTAAATTAGGCGTTGCTTCCGATGCTACATTAACTGATATCGAGCCTCAGTCATTAGAAGATGGCGTGGTTGATTTAGAGTCAATGATGTATGAGTGGTTTGAAGATGGTGCAGGTATTCATACTGGCTATAAGTTCGCTGATGAAGACACTCCTATCGATCAAGGTGATGAACACGGGTTAAACAAGCAAGCCATCAACGCAGTTATCTACAACCTAGCTACTCGCATCGCTCCCGATTATCAAATTGCGCCGCTTGATAAGGTTATTACAACTGCTAGATACGGCAAAGAAAGACTTATGCGAAGCTGTGCGTTAAAGAGAGCTAAAAATGCCAGATCTCATCATCCAGATGGTTTCCCTATTGGCTCAGGTAATCGATTATTAACGATGACTGGTCAGCGATACTTCCACAGGAGAAAACCAAATGCCAAGGATCCAGATACCTCTTGCTAGAGGTTTGCGAAAAGACCCGCACACAGCAGATTACATTGACGGTCTTCCGGTTAATATGTTGGCCACACCGAAAGAAGTATTGAATGCGTCCGGTTATTTGCGTTCGTTCCCTGCATTAGAAAAGCGTCATAGTGTTGATGGTGTATCTCGTGGTGTTCAGTACAACACGAAAAACAACACGGTCTATCGAGTGTGTGGTAATAAGCTTTATCGTGGACAGAATGCCATTGCTGACATTCAAGGTAAAGACAGGGTGACTATGGCTCACTCTGGTTACAGTCAAGCTGTGGCGTCAGGAGGTAAATTAAAACTCTATCGCTATGACGGTGAAGTTAAGGAATTAACTAACTGGCCTGAAGAAAAAGTAATTACCGAAGGTTATAAACGTGACGTTAAAAAATGGGCACACAAAGACGGTAATGATGATTTTGTACCGCTCACAAAGAATGATCTTGATGGGTTCTTAACGTTAAAAATCACGCCTAAAACTTCTGATGGTAAAACCGGTAATGAGATGCTTATCACTGAGCAAATGGTAGGCGTTAAATTATCTCAGCAGGAAGAAGATGATAAGCCTTATCTTACTGATGTTCTGGTAGAAGGTGTTAAGCGCGCAGGTGGTAAAATTACAGTCACGTATAAAATGAACCTTGCCAAATCTAGCGAGCAAACAGCAAAAGACGTTACTGAATTTATAATGACGCAAGAGGTGCTAGAGGTAGTCGAAAAATATACTCAATACGAATTAGGTGATGTTGTTGATGTCGCTCGTAATCGTGGTCGTTATATTTGGCTACAGAAAGGCGGTGAAAGGTTCGGTGTTACTGATTTAGATGATGAGTCTAAACCTGATAGCTATCGTCCGTTCTACACTGCTGAATCACAGCCTGACGGCATAATCGCCATTGCCTCTTGGCGTGATATGGTGCTTTGCTTTGGTTCGTCAACTATCGAATACTTTACCATTACCGGATCAACAAACGCGTCACAAGTAATATATGCGCCACAACCATCTTATTTTGTTCAGATGGGTATTGCTGGTCGTGATGCTAAGTGTAAGTTTGGAGAATCATTCGCATTCATCAGTAACCCTGCAAGCGGCGCGCCTTCTATTTATATTCTTGGTGCTGGAACGGCTAGCCAAATTTCCACAGCAAGTATTGATAAGATCATTCGTAGCTATACGTCAGACGAGTTATCACATGCAGTTCTTGAGTCTATTCGCTTTGATGGTCATGAGTTGCTCATTGTTCACTTACAGCGTCACACGCTTTGCTTTGACGCAGCAGGAAGCCAGCAATATCCGCAGTGGTGCATTCTAAAGTCTGGACTGTATGAAGAAACCTATCGTGCAATTGATTTTATGTACGAAGGTAATCAGATCACTGTCGCGGATAAGAATGAGGGGATTGTTGGTAATCTTGCTTTCAATAAATCATCTCAGTATGACAAGCAGGTGGAGCATATTTTATACACGCCTATGGCTAAAGCCGATAACGCAAGAGTGTTCGATTTAGAGCTTGAAGCATCAACAGGTGTTGCTCAGATTGCTGATAAGTTATTCCTATCTGCAACGACTGATGGCATTAACTTTGGTCGAGAGCAAATGATTGAACAGAACTCACCATTCCAATATGACCGCCGTGTTTTGTGGCGAAGAGTAGGAAGAGTGAGGAAGAATATAGGATTTAAGGTTCGCGTTATCACTAAGTCACCTGTAACGCTGAGTGATCTGTCTATGAGGGTTGAATAATGGCAAATGAAAACCTTTCTACCCCCATAGAAATTCAAGCCTCTTATATTGTTCCAAACATCCTGCCTGATAACTTTAGCGAAACCTATCGACGCATCGTGTTGAGTGGTGCTGATGATATGGTAAAGGTAGCTGGTCGTGCAAGTGAGGCTGGCGCTGAAGCTTTTGATGCTCAAAAGAGGAATGATGAGCAAGACATTATTCTTGATGATCATGAGGAAAGACTTGGTGATGCTGAGCAGACTATTATTCTACATGGTAATCAATTAGCAAACCATGAATCACGCATCACAAAAACGGAAGATGATTTATCTAAGTTAGAGGTAAGGGTCCTTAACGTTGAGCAAGACATTGATGGGCTGAAAATAAAGATACAAGACCTTGATGGAAGAATATCTGAAATTAAAGTTGATTACGTTTCTCTCAGTAAAACAGAAAAACAGAAGCTCTTGTCTCCTATCGATGTTTCAACATCCTACTCAGTAAACGGAACTAAAGTTGTTGGCTCTCGCGTTACTGGCTTTACATCAGCAACAGGCACAGCACTTAAGAGCTCGTTTAATGCTAACCAATCCTACTCATTCAGCGCTGATTACACTAGCTCAGAAATGCAAACTCTAGCAAGTGGGGTAGTCGAGGCAAGGCAACGTATCAAAGCGCTCGAAGACGCACTTCGCTCACACGGATTAATAGACTAATGGAAATTAAAATTATTGATAACCCTATTCGGCTATCTGAGTTTTTAAATGATAAGTCGAATACGGGTAATATCGTTGATAGCAATGATCAGTATTTCATTAAGCCTGATGCGCTTTACTTAGGTATTTATGAAGGAGTTCTGTTGGTTGGTGTTTTCGAGGTGCGTAATTTTTGGCATACAGTCGTTGAGTGCCACGCCATCTTTGATGCTGGTTTCCGTGGTAAGTACGCCTTTGATGCACACAAATTATTCTGCAAGTGGTTGCTGGAAAATAGTCAATTCACTAACTCAGTAACTATGGTTCCTGATACCACAAAATATGGTCGTGTTATTGTGAAAATGCTTGGCGCTACTCGTGTCGGTCATTTAGATGATGCGTACATCAGTAATGGCAGACCAGTAGGTGTCACCATCTATCAACTAAAACGCGAACAGTACGAGGAGTTATTAAAATGCTGATTATTTCAGAGAGATTCAGAAATTCACTGCTACCCATGCATGGATATATGAAAGGGGGCGGTGACGGTGGTGCAGGTGCTCAAGCTGATGCGACTCGTGAAGCTACAGCGTTACAGCGTGAAATATGGCAGACAACCATGAATAACTTGGCTCCTTTTACACCTATGGCGCAACAGTACGTTGGACAAATGCAAAACTTGTCAACATTAGAGGGGCAAGGGAACGCACTAAACCAATACTACAATTCTCAACAGTTTAATGATTTAGCAAACCAAGCCAGATACCAGCAGTTAGCAGGTGCAGAAGCTATGGGTGGCCTTGGTTCCACTGCGACAAGCAATCAACTCGCTTCTATTGCGCCAATGTTAGGGCAAAGCTGGCTTTCTGACCAAATGAACAACTATCAGAATTTGGCGAATATAGGTCTAGGCGCATTACAAGGTCAGGCAAACGCAGGTCAGAGTTACGCCAATAATACAGGTCAGTTACTACAACAGAATGCAGCTGCTCAAGCGGCTATGGCTAACCGACCTTCATCTATGCAACAAGGGATTATGGGTGGATTAGGTGGTGCTATGGCAGGTGCTCAGATAGGAACAATGTTTGGAGGTCCCGGAATAGGAACGGCGATAGGTGGTGGTCTTGGTGTTCTTGGTTCATTATTTTAAGGTGATGATATGGCTACATGGAACCAGCAAGGGTCAGGGGGATTTCTTGGCGGTATTGGTTTAAATAATACTAACGCCCCTAAAGCAAGTGACGCAAACGCAACTCTTGCTATGATCCGAGAAAATAATGACCTACAAAGGTCTGGAGCTAATAATATCGGGTTGCAGTTAGCCCAAGGGCTTGGTGGGCTTGGTGAAATGTACAAGCAGCAGCAAGCTCAGGAGAGGGATAAAGAATTCCAATCTTTGTGGGGTAAGGCTTACGCGTCTGGAGATAGAGACGCCATGAGGCAGTTAATGGCTACATATCCAGATCAAGCTGAGAAAATAACCTCAGGTATGCAGGGAATATCAGAGGACGTCAGGGAGTCTTTAGGTAATATAGCATCTGGCTACCGGATGGCTATTAATAGTGGTAATGCCACTGATTACATCCGTAAAAACGCTGATGAGTTAAGACGATTAGGTATTGACCCACAGCAGGCTCTAGCTGTGGCAAATGAAAACCCCAAAGGGGCTATAGAGTTAGCTGACCATATCGGCATGTCTGCATTAGGCCCTGATAAGTATTTTGATATTCAGGATAAAATCGAAGGTCGTTCTATTGATAGAGATAAACTTTACGAGACAGTGCGTAGTAATCAAGCCAGTGAAGCGTTGACACGAGAAGGTCATCAAATACAAATTAGAGGACAAAATATCTCCGCTCAAAACTCTATTAGGTCAGCTAACTCTTCAGGAAGTAAGCCTGCATCTGTGCAAGAGTACGAGTACATGGTATCGCTTACCCCTGAGCAACGTAAGCAGTTTTTAGCGTTAAAAGGTAGGGGGGAGAGTGAATTACAACAGGCTCAGTTATCCAATGGGCAAACTGTAATGATTGACCCTAAAGCTCAAGGCGCAGGAGATTCTAAGTATTACAAGGGTTTCGACGCTAACGGTAATGTAGTCACCATTCCTGTCAATGCTTTATCAAGTGTGTCGTCTACAGCAAATAATGCATCAACTACACGCATGAATGAGGATTTATCTTTAATAGCAAATGCGCCTATATCTCAATTAAATGCTATCACAGGCATTACTGGAGGAACAGGAACAACGCCTATAACAGCTGACGCAGGAACTAGGACAGTAAATAGAGAGGCGAGATCTTTATATAATGCAGCTCAGCGTATACAAGGTAATATGCAAAATCAAGGTATTAGTGCAGCTAGAGAGATGGGGGCTAGTGGGATTAATACGGTTGCAGAAGCAAAAATGTTCTTCCAGTCAATGCCTCAGCTTGATTATTCCAGCCCTGAAGCATTACAGAATTCGGTGAAAATAATTGACCAATACACGAAGGCATTTAATTCAAGGAATAACGCCAATCTAGGTGCACCATCAAGTAAGCAAGCAACACAGCAACCGGCTAGCAGTAACCAAAGCGGGTATTCTTCATTATGGGGTGATTAATGGCTAAACCATGGAAAGAGGTGATCGCATCACCTCAGTACCAATCACTATCTAGCGAACAAAAAGCAGAAGCGCAAGAGCAATATTTTAATGATGTGGTCGCTCCTAATGTTGGTAATGATATAGATAATGCAAGACAACAGTTTTATAAGGCATATCCACTCCCTCAACCTCAGCAAGAACAAGAAACCCAACCAGCGCAGACAGAAAATAGTTATATCGCCGGCATGAAGCAAGCCAACCAGAATCTTTCTCAAGGGTTACAGCAATCGTCGGAGGACGCCAAAAGTTTCCGTGAAAACGTAATAGATGCCTTCACTGGTGAAAGCAAGATGACTCCTGAAGTCCAAGGGCTAGAAGGGATCATGTCTTCGCCAGAAATGAATGCATTTAATACTGACGCAATGAAAGCGGCTTGGGTACAAATGTTCGGCAACGACAACGACTTTGTAAAAGTGATAGGTAATATGGGAGGTAAAGTATCTCAAGATGAAAAGGGGAACCTGTTAGTTGACTTACCATCTGGCCGATATGCATTAAATAAGCCTGGTCTATCAGCTGAAGATATCATGCCGTTTATCGCGAACGCGGCCGCATTTACTCCAGCGGGAAGAGCATCAACTGTACTAGGTGCCACTGCGAAATCAGCAGGTACAGACTTGGCGCTACAATCGTCCGTTAATATGGCGGGTGGTGGTGATATTAACCCGCTACAAACAGCGTTATCAGCAGGGCTTGGAGGTGGGTTTAAAGCGGCGGAGAAGCTTATTAATAGTGGTTATCGGGTGGCAACCGGAAAACCAACGCAAGAGGCATCTGAGCTGTCAGAATTCGCTAAGCAGAATAATGTTCCTTTGTACACAACTGACGTTGTACCTCCGCAATCAAAAACCGGAAGGTTAGCTCAAGGGGCCGCTGAGAATATTCCTTTTGCTGGTACGGCAGGTTTGCGTTCAAATCAACAAGAGGCGAGGAGTAAACTTGTTCGTGATTTCGCAGACAGGTTTGGCGAGTACGATCCTAGTCAAGTTGTTGAGAGCTTAAAGCGAAAAACATCAACAATAAAACAGGCAGCCGGTGAAAGACTGGAATCAATACAGAATGCGTTATCTGGTGTGCCTATCACACCTAATCGAGCAATAAATCAGATTGATAGTGAAATAGCTAAATTATCTAAACTTGGTGAGGTTGCTGACACACAGACCATCTCAAAATTGCAGTCTTACAGGAATGAGCTTGCATCTGGTAACGTTGATATTTCTCAACTAAGAGACTTAAGGACTCAATTTAGACAAGACGTTAAGGGTGAAAGAATGGCTATGCCTAATCGCTCTGACGCTGCGATAAATAGAGTTTATAAAGCCATGTCTGATGATGCTAGTGATGCAATATCAACAAACTTAGGCGCTGATGCTTTACGTAAATATAACCAAGCCAATGCTATCTATGCCGATGAAGCAAATAAGATATTAAATACTCGATTGAAGAACATCTTAACTAAAGGTGATTTAACGCCAGAGGTAGTTAATAATATTTTATTTAGCAAAAACAGAACTGAAATTAGGAGTTTATATAACTCAGTTGACACTCGTGGTCGCGCTCAAATGAGAAATGCCATTATTGGTAAGGCGATTGAGAAAGCCGGTGACTCTCCAGATCAGTTCTTGAGGCAACTAAATATCATGTCAAACCAAACAGGGATAGCATTTAGAGGTCAAGATGCTATTTATATAAATGGCTTGAAGAAGTATTTAGAAGCAACCAAACAAGCCGCAAAAGCCGGTGTAACAACGCCGACTGGTCAGCAAGCAATTCCGTTCATACTTGGCCTAGGCGCAGCCATAAAACCATCAACCGCAATTGGCGCTGGAACTTATGGCGCACTAGCTCGCATCTATGAAAGTAAACCAGTTAGAGAGGCTGTAATGAGACTAGCAGGAACTCCAGCAGGAACAAGTAAGTTCGAAAAGGCAGTCACTACAATCTCACAAAGTTTAAGTGCTGGAACGCAAGCAGAAGTCAGGAAATGATCAATTGGGCTATGGACAGCCAACAAAATAACAACACCGCTTAATTGCGGTTTTTTTACGTCCAAAATACGCCAGCTTTAATCTGGTGCGAATACTCACGCTTGGAGAAAGCAATGTCAGATATTATCCCTAATGTCGTCGTGTCGATGCCCAATCAATTATTTACGTTAGCGCGTAAATTTCAGGCCGTCAGCAACGGTAAAATTTACATAGGAAAGATAGATTCCGATCCAACATTACCAGAAAACCAAATTCAGGTTTATTTAGAAAATGAAGATGGTTCTCACATCCCTGTTCCTCAGCCTTTAATTATCAATCAAGCTGGGTTTCCTGTTTACAATGGTCAGATTGCCAAGTTTGTAACAGTTGAAGGCCATAGCATGGCTGTGTATGACAGCTACGGAGCACAACAGCATTATTATCCTAACGTGTTGAAGTACGACCCTGACCAATTCGAACAGAGATTTAGAGAGGAATTAAAATCAAAATCAGGAGCCTCTATTATTGGTACCGAAAATAGCAATGTTCAGGAAGATCTTGATAAAATAATGGAAGCCATTGGAGGCTCATCAAAAAACAACCTTGTATTTACAAATGGAATAAAAAATATATCTGCAAGAATGGCCTCTGGAGAGGTAATCAAGATTGCATGCTTCGGTGATTCAACCACAGATGGAGACACCACAACGGAATTTATTAAAAACCCAACGGATGCGTCTGGCAACGCTATTGGTAACACAGATCACAATATGACTGCACCTAATGCATGGCCTAATATTCTTCAGGGGATACTTAGGGAAGCTTATGGAAATAATAATATTCATGTTTTTAATGCTGGCTATTCAGGCAAAAAAATTCACGATGGGTGGGCTGTTCGTAACTATGATAAGGCCATTACAAATAACCCTTATTATGGGAAGCCAGATATTACAATAATTGATTTTGGTTTAAATGACATTAAAGATGGGGTTGGTATACTTAATGATTACTTGGATCAAACTCAAATATTAATAGATAAAATAAAAGAGCAGGGAACTATACCAATTCTATTGACATCTGGCCCTTGCATTTGGAGTAATGATGATGGTAGTCAGATTGACAACAAACAAATATCACAACAAATTAATGAAGCGAAAAAATCAATAGCGAAGAAAAATCTTATTGAGATAATCAATAAAGCTGATGCATTAAAAGAGGTTATTGAAAATAACTCAGATAACATTAAATGGATTGAAATAATGAAAGATGGACTTCATTTTTCAGACACTGGACACCGAATTCAAGCGGGATTTTTATTTTCTATATTTTATGGTGATATTGTAAAATATAATAGAGGCAGGTTAGACATATCATCATTTGACTCAAGGTCTAATTCTCCGTGTGGAGTAAATTGGAAATATTCATTTATCGGTTCTAAGTTTGGTGGTTATTCAAGAGTTCCTGAAAGCTATCTTGAAAATGGTAATGATTTAATAAAATTATTTGTATATTGCACATCTACTTCAGCAAGCCTGTACTATATTAATGCAGATAATGACGGACAGGGGGTTATAGGGAATAACTCTACAATCAATGTACTTGCGTTTAATAAAAATAGCATTGAATACAACAAATCACCAAATGGCGTTGGGTTTAATTATGACGCAAACCCTCATAGAAGATTTGCCGATAAACCAGATTATGTATGTAAATTAAATTATGGGTTAAACGTAGTTACCTTAAAAAAACCATCTGTAAATACTATTACAGACCCATTTGGTTGTTTTTATGGTTATTTTTCTATTTCTGATTCATATGATGCAAATAACACAAATAATTTATTGAAAAGCAATGGATGTATATTTTCATCAGAGAAAATTTCTTCAGATAGAATTAAAATAGAACAACCAGCAAGAGATATTGGTGCAAATTCGATATCTTTCATTAAGGATAAAACTGTTTCTTTGTATTTAGACTTAACTATAAGCAAAGGGTTTGGGTTAGGTTTAATGGGTGGTGTTTCAGATCTATCAAATTCAACTGATAACTATTCTGTTGATAAATGTTTAATGTTGTATCAAATAGATGAATCTAGAAAAGGGCTTTATGTTTACAGGGTCAGCAATAAAGGAGTGGTGGCGTTCGATAAATTGGTGGAGTTTTCAGCCAGTGAAGATAAATTACTAATTGATTTTTCTTTGAAAGAAAACAATATATACATAAGCGTTTCAACATGGGATAAAAAAACAAATCACACCACTTTTACAATAAGTAGCGGTGATGTGTTAACAATACCAACTTCTGGATATTTTGGAGGACTGTATCTAAACGGAAGCGCTCAGGGTGATAGTGGGAGTATATTAATAAATAAAGCGTTTACTGTAGTTAGTAACTAAATGCAACAGATACATATACTCGCTAGGATTCATCAAAAAATAATGAAATGTGGGTGATAGCTAATCACTCACTCTTCAAATACTGCACCGATTTTCCATCTGGAAGTTTCTTACTTCTCTCACGATAAAACGCCAATCGTTCATTAAAGTATGCTCTCAAATGTGCTGGTTGTTGTCTTTCTATTTCCGAGGCAACAACTGGCATATTGAGGCGTTCTTTGTATGCGACACCTGAAGCAGCCAAATCGACATTAATCTTGTCTTTTTCTTCTTGAGTTAAGTTTGCGAGGTTCATAACGGATCCGGTTAGTTTTTGGAGAGTATAGCAGGGTGGGGGAATTGATGGGACGAATTTGGGACAAGCAACATGAAGTAGCATAAGGCAACTTCAAGTAACTTTAGGTAAGGTGGGGCGTGTGAACGCTTGGTGAGACTGTATTTAGTTGATATTAAAGCATAATTCTACGCTCTTCTAAGCCGTAGGTCACAGGTTCGAATCCTGTAGGGCGTACCATTTAAAATCAACACCTTATGCGATTTTTAAAAAAATCCGCGAGATATGCGGGTCAAGTAACAGGTCAAGTTAGCATTACCATTTTTCGCTTTTAACCCACTCTTCATAGACATGTTCAGGCCAACCTAAAAATGTACCGCCTTTCGTTTTTTGTGGTTTTGGAAACTCCTTTCTTTTTGCATACATTCTCCATAACGTAGTTTTACTTTTCTCTGTTAATTAAATTGGGCTGTGTTGATAACAGTATTGAAATTCCACTCGATGTTAATAAACAGTCACTTATTTGGAACGACTGTGCAGTTATAGAGGACGGTTCTATTCTCGTGAAAATGCGTGAGATAGAAGAAGCACAGAAAGCGGAAAAAATGCAGTCAGAAAGAAGAGGAAGAAAGCTAAGATAGCATAAATAACATTCATTCATATTAATATAAAAAGATAATCACAATATAATAAATCTTTATATTGTGATTATCAATTATTCTAAAAATTAGACACCAAAGTTAAAAGTGAGAACAGCCTCCCCGATAAAATCTAAACCATTAGATAAATCTATTCCTTTTTTACTTAATTCATCTTTAGATAAAATAAAGGTACCATTTGAATTACCATGCCTGAAATTTGATTGGAAAACTTCACCTGGAATTAGAGCCAAGGCATTTTTATCAACACCTGATTGTTGTTCTGATGTCCAACCATTAGTTGGCCCTTTGTATAGGACGTTGTTGTAGCTTTTTCCTGTAATTGCAACATCGTTTGCCCGTGAAATAAATGCTGGTTTACCATCGACCGTAGCATCACTCCATATGAAATCAGCCGCTCCAACTGTATTTTCAGGATTTGCTTTATCAACTAAATGAAACCATTCTGACGTATTATTAACACTTAATTCCGTGTCACCATAAGTATCAGACGCAACAAATGTTAAATATGTTTTTGCATCGCATTCAACCGTAACGACATTATGAGCTACAATGCCCGAGTAAGAGTAAATTTTCGATTGAGGGATAAGTGATGGGCTTATTCTTCCATAATCAAAAAGGACATCACTTTGTGTCGCCCCATTAATAGTACAAGTTGGCGGTTTAATATCACCGTTGATTTTTAAGTTAGCTACAGGGGATTTAGCCAACACTGGCGTAGATATTATCGCCAGCATAGTAAGGCTAAGTAATACTTTTTTCAT